GATCGAATGCCTAAAATTCATCTTGTAATTCCAGATTCTCACGCACACCCGGACCATAGTAATGAACGATACTCCTACCTCTCTAGACTCATTGCAGAACTTAACCCTGACACAGTTATTGACATCGGAGACTGGTTCGACATGGCCTCCCTCTGTTCCTACGACCGGGGGACTAGAGGCTTTCACGGAAGACGCTATCAAGCAGATATTGCTGCAGGTGTGGAAGCTCAAGACCGTTTACTCAGCCCTCTCCGTAAGCGAAAAAAGAGACTTCCGAGATTTGTTAGGTGTCTGGGGAACCACGAACATCGAATTATCCGGGCTATCGACCGAGAACCAGAGTTACTTGAGGGGACAATTGGGCTCTCTGATCTCCAGTCTAAAGAATACCGATGGGAAGAAGTTCCTTTCCTTCAACCTATAAACATTGATGGTGTAAACTATGCACACTACTTTGTATCAGGTGTTATGGGACGACCTGTATCGTCTGCGAGAGCGTTGCTTAATCATCAAAACGCAACCTGCATACAGGGACACGCTCACACCTTCGACTACGCCACTAAAGCAAACATTCAAGGGGACCGTTTCCACGGAATCTTCTGTGGAGTCTTCCAAGACTACACCCCCGAGTTCGCCTCAGCAACAGACTACATGTGGCGACCCGGAGTGCTCATTCTTCACAACGTAGAAGATGGAGACTTTGACATGGAATGGGTCTCAATGAAGAGGTTAAAAGAACTTTATGGCTCGTGATATTTGGTTAATCAGTGATACTCATTTCTTCCACAAAAATATCTTGTCATTTAAAGACAAAGATGGTAAACTATTTAGAGGTGATTTGTTTGATGATGTAAATCATATGAATGAAGTGATGATTGAGAATTGGAACCGTGTCGTTAAAGAAGGTGATTATGTCTACCATCTTGGTGACGTAATGATGGGGCCAAAGGAGGACTTCAAGAAACTCTGGCCTCGCCTTAAAGGGTCTAAACGTCTTATCGTAGGTAATCATGATGACATTAAGTTTATGTCTTCAGGTTCTTTCTTTAAGAAAGTCTCTATGTGGAGAGTGTTTAGAGATCATGGACTAGTTTTGACCCACGTACCTATGCATGAAAGTAGTTTTCTTAGTCGTCGTAACGAGACTGACAAACCTATCTTAAATGTACATGGTCACATTCATCAGAATAAATCCCCCACAGAAAGACACATAAATGTTTCAGTAGAGGCTATTAACTACACGCCAGTAAACTTAGAGGAGGTGCGTGATAAATATGGATAAGATTATTTATGTAGTACGTGGTTCAACTGGTGAGTATTCAGACCGTTGGGAATGGCTTGTAAAAGCATTTACTGACAAGATTACAGCAGAGAATTTTGTTAACGACTGCTCTGCTATTGCTCGACGTGAGTTTGACAACGCTAATAAGTCGTCTTCATTTTGGGGATATGAAAAATCTAGTGAATTAGACCCTAACTTTAGTATGGATTACACAGGAACAAACTATTACCTCGAAGAAGTGGAACTACAAGATGGATGAATTAAGAGAGAAATGTCGTCAACACTTTACACCGGGTGAATTCTGTGAATTCCTTGGCATCTCTGTGGATGCATTGTTTCTTGAGTTTGATTACTTGATTGAAACATACTACAAAGAGATTGTAGAGGAAACTTGTTTTGAGTTCGAAAACGATGACACAGATTAAACATGAACCCCTACACAAGCCTATGTTTGATGTAGAACGAGTTATAGAACTCTACTCTGAGAAAGACGATGTAGATATTAAGTACGTCTGTACGACAGCTTTAGATGATAGTGCACAAGCTTACGACATATTCTATCGTACTGACGGAACACCTCACCCTGAGTTTGGTAATGTCTACTTTGGTCTTACGTATGTCGATGGCATTCCTTATATTGGTAATGCAGACAGGGTGGAAGACTTGACCTTTGACACTATTCATGGTGTCTACAGCCGTCACAGACATGACTTTATCCCAGCAGGGTCTGTTATGTTAGACGGAGGCCGAGCTTATACTCGTGTTGTAGGGGATGGTTCTTTTGAAATTGTACCTTACGTAGTAAGAGATGGAGATTTTATCGTTGCCAACTAAGAGTGATGGTGGTCCATCAGAGTACTATGACTTCCCCGAAGGAGCTACTACTCTGAACGACTTAATTGAACATAAAGATATGTCCTTTGCCCAGGGTAACATCTTTAAAGCAGCTTATCGAATGGGCACAAAGGAAGGAATCAGTTTAAAGTATGACCTCAAGAAAATCAAATACTACGCAGACAGAATGCTCGATCAAATCGACAGAGGCAATGATGCGAAGACAACGAAGACGGAGACGCTCGAAGCCGGGAAGGTATATCTCACAGACGGTGACGGGAACATAAGGACAGATATTTAATGGATAACTACCAACAGGTCATTGCAGCAAGCCGCTATGCACGATGGCTAGATAAAGAACAGCGGCGTGAAACTTGGGATGAAGTAGTAAATCGGTTTTGTGATTATGTATATAATGACGTAGCAGGGACACTTACTGAAGAAGAGTTTTTTAAGTTAGGTGCACAGTATCTTCCAGATAAAATCTATCCAGCAGTTCGTGATCTCGAAGTCATGCCCTCTATGCGAGCATTGATGACAGCAGGTCCTGCACTAGCTCGCTGTAACGTAGCAGGATACAACTGTGCCTATCTCCCTGTAGATAGCCTTCGTAGCTTTGATGAAGCCATGTACATCCTTATGTGTGGTACAGGGGTTGGCTTCAGTGTGGAACGAACTAATGTCGAAAAACTACCTGTCGTTAATGAACATTTTGAACGAACTAGTACTACCATTAAGGTTGCAGACAGTAAAGCTGGTTGGGCCCGGTCCTTCAAAGAACTCATCAGTCTTTTGGCTAGCGGACAGATACCTGAATGGGACATGTCAGGGGTACGACAGGCGGGAGAGCGTCTTAAGACTTTCGGAGGGCGAGCGAGTGGACCTGAACCTCTTCACGACCTTTTTAAATTTTCCGTTAACCTGTTCACTGGAGCTGCAGGGCGGAAACTTAAGCCAATTGAATGTCATGATCTCATGTGTAAAGTTGGCGAAGTCGTCGTGGTCGGCGGTGTACGACGTTCAGCACTCATTTCCCTTAGTGACTTAGACGACCATGAGATGGCCCACGCTAAGGCTGGCCAGTGGTGGGAAAACTATCCACATCGTGCTTTAGCTAACAACTCAGCAGTATACAAAGGAGACGAAAGTGTCGGACAATTCCTCGGAGAGTGGACCTCAATCTACGAATCGAAGTCTGGAGAACGTGGCATCTTTAACCGAGGTGCAGTGGTTGAGCAAGTTAAACGTACTGGACGACGTCGAACTGAGAACATTGCTTTTGGCACTAATCCGTGCTCTGAAATCATTCTCCGGCCCTATCAGTTCTGTAATCTTACTGAAGTTGTTGTACGAAGTAATGACAGCAGCGCAGACCTCAGACGTAAGATCGACATTGCAGTCTTCCTCGGAACCGTCCAAAGTCGCTGGACTGACTTCAAGTACCTCAGAAAAATCTGGCGAGACAACTGTGAAGAAGAAAGACTTCTTGGAGTCTCCCTTACCGGAATCTTTGATTCTCCCGACTCACTTACGCCAGAAGTTCTCAGGGAACTAAGAGACTATGCTGTGGATCGGAATAAGTACTATGCTAATCTCTTTGGGATTAACCAGTCTGTGGCTGTCACTTGCGTTAAACCAAGCGGTACTGTTAGTCAATTGGTGGATTCTGCTAGTGGTCTTCATCCTCGCCACAGTAAGTTCTATCGTAGGACTATACGAGGCGATAACAAAGACCCTATGACGGACTTCCTGAAAGATATGGGAGTTGAAGCTGAGCCTGACGTGATGAAACCAAAGGACACAACAGTCTTTAGTTTTTACGTCAAAGCACCGGAGGGAGCGCTTACTCGGGACGATCTAACTGCTAAGGAACATCTTGATTGGTGGCTACGTCTTCAGAACGATTGGTGTGAGCACAAACCAAGTGTGACTATCAACGTACGAGAGAAGGAGTGGCCTTCGCTAGGCGGTGCTGTGTGGGACTGCTTTGATCAGATGACAGGAGTAGCCTTCCTGCCTTATAGTGAACACACATATCAACAGGCTCCTTATCAAGAAATCACAAAGGAAGAATATGACAAACGACCCATCTACGACATCGACTGGAGCAAGCTCTCCGACTACGAAAAAGAAGACACAACCGCGGGTTCCCAAGAACTTGCCTGTACAGGAAACCAGTGCGAATGGACAGACATCGGAACCTAAAGTAACACTGGTTCCACGTAAGTCCCGTGAAGGGTGGTGGTTCCTAGACGAAGAGAAGTCTGGTGAACGCTATGGACACTACACGTCAGAGAAGAAAGCTCGTGGTGCTCTTACAGCTTACAACTACAAACATGGGATTGAACAGAATATTGAACAACTGATCAATGATGAAAAGACTCGACATCAACGTATCATGAACATGTAGCCATTAAAAAACCCCCTAGGAGAGTATCCTTGGGGGTTTTTTTTATGCTTACTGCGGAGAGCCTCTTCGAGGGCCAGTCCGTGATTTGTTTTTCTGTCGGTTCTTGAAGGCGTTCTTCTTTCGTTTCTTGTCTTCTTCTCGATCATCAAAAGCTGTGACCATACGGTCGTAGGGACGCTGTGGTAGTGAGGCTGACTTATACTTCCTCTTCACCATACGTGCTGCTCCCTCCGCTCTCTTCCGGCCCTTCTCGTGATCCATCTCCAATTTCGTCTTCCGACGTTTTTGTTCTGCCATTGTCCGTTAATCTTCCTTTGATGTCTGAGAGGTCATCTATAACCTCATTGAGAGTTTTCCCCCTTAACCAGATGAGAATTGCTGGACCTAAGAGGGTTGAGGTAGCAGCAATAACATAATCCCAGTCAGCTAGGAAAGGAGTTCTATTGGCCATAAAGCCCATAAAGAATCCAAACATGATTGAGATAGAAAAATACAACCAACGTAGCCGCCATTGGTGATGACTTACAAGTAGACTAGCCAATGCCAGAAAGACAGTGAGGATAAAGATTTCAATTCGTTCTGACATTTTCAATTTCTTTAACTAGTTTGTTGTGTCTTGCTTGACATGCAAAGTAAGTATTAGCCCACTGACCTAAGACACTAGAAGAGATAGCATCTTGTTGCTCTGCCGTAAGGCTATCCCACTGTCCTTGGTTCATCTGAATAATAGGAAGCTTCTCAGGGCAAAGCTCAAGGAGTTCCGTCGGATACTCCTTCACCACTTCCTGTGTCACTATCACTGGGGGCTGTGACGGTGGCAAGGCCGTTGAACAAGCCGAGGAAGTTAGGGCGAGTGCAATCATCGCGGATGACCACAGGCTCCCTTTCAATAATGCGTTCAATGGTGTTTGTAACCACTTCATCTTCTTTTCTCACTTCTTCATTAATGGAGGCATTCAATGCACGGTTCTGTTCAAGTTTCTCAAGGGCCTCTTTTTGTAACCGTAGAAGCTCTTGGAGAGCAAGGTCTTTACCAGCTTCTCTCTGTTCAGCGCAAACTAACTCTGCTTTCTCATAACCTTGCTGATAGCCTTGTGAGTGGAGATACCATCCTCCTGATGCAAGAGCTAGAACAAGGAGTGGAACAGCTACAAGCAATGATTTCCAATTTGAAAGGAGACTTATTAGATTCATGACCATTTACCCCATCTGTAACCACCACCATTTGACTTAGGAGGTCTATCATCAACATGAATGAATGTTCTGTATCTTCCGATGGCCGTAAATTCACATTCAATGGCCAATCTTTCAAGCTTCCGCCCCATTTCCGAGTCCGTGATGTGAATGTCGAAGGCTCTACCCTGAACGTGTTGGCTAGAGGAACCACCTCCCACTTTCCGGTTATGCTCAGGATCACGATAAGCCGAATTGATTTTGAGAGGTCCACCATAGGTGTGACGCAAACGTTGGAGTTTACGGAGACTCTCTTTGCTGATCAAGAGACTTCCATTCCCCTTGGAGGCGAGTTCTTTGGGCATGAAGCTGGGGGCGATTAGTTCCCATTCTGCAGCCTCAGCTAAAGTTAGTTCAGTGTAGTGATTTGCTTTAAAGTACTTACTCATTTGCTAACCCTACCCATACTTTCTCTAGTGGTGTACCGTTGTTGAATGCTTCAGCAATAAGGAACTTAGCCATAGCGTCTTGCACGTCTGGTGTGAAAGGAGTGCTCTCAGGGATGCCAAGAGCCTTTGCTACACGACGACGAGTCGTTCCTACAATCTGAAACCGTCCCATAGGTGTTGCGAGTGTGCCGTTATTACGTTCTTGTACCCACGGTCCATAAGTCTCTTCGAACTCATCAAGCTGTGCAAGAGTCATCTCACTGACTTTAACATCTGCAAAGTCACTAGTGTTAGCAAACTGGAACAA